CCCAACGTAAGAACCCTACGTGGTTAGACAAGCAGACACACGGTACTGACAACATAGAACAAGAAGCAATGGACATTATTGTTCGTAAGAAGACATTGCTTGAAAAAGAAAAAGAAATAAAGTTTATGTTAGACTACAGGTTTGGTCTTGGCACATACGATGAAATGTTAGGTATGCGTAGGCAAATACGTAAGGATCGTGAAGAGACTGTTTATAAGGCTATGGAAGCTAAAAGACAAATACAGAATAACTTAGCCATAGCCACTCTATCGTTCTTAATTCTTGGTACATTAGGTGGGGGCATTTATTTAGTAATACTAGGAGTTAGTTAATGGGTGTTCTTACAGTTATGCCTTTAGTGTTGGCAGGTTTATTAAGCAACCCTGAGTTTGTAATATGCCAACTAGCAAAAAGAGTAAAGATAAGAGAAGAAAAAGTTTGCATTTACCGTGGACCTAATGGTACAATAGGGTATCACTATCCTAGTTATAGTTTCAAGGAATGCCCAAAACAATTTATGTGCAGGTATACACCTAATGCAAAGAAGAAAGTTTCAGTTCAAGATATACTTGATGGATTAAAGGACGGATTTGAATAATGACAGCAAGGGTACAATTTATAAGCAGAGCAGATATGCCCGGTGGTGGTTATTATGTAGCTTCTGAAGATGGTATAGAATCATCACAATTAGCCGCAGCTATGAATAATTCTCTTAGAAGTGGTGCTACTTCTGCTCCTATATTAGATAATAGACCTCCCGGTTTAGGTTATACTGCATCAGAAATTAGTGCTAGAACAGGCACTAGTATGGAATATAGCAACCCTGCTGGAACGTATGTAAATACAGGACAACCTGTACCTACAAATTATGCGGCAGGTGATCCTATATTTTACGATAGCAGAGGAGTTAAACATTATTCACAAGGTGAAAAAGACGCTGCAGAACTTAGTTATCAACCTACACCTACAGTAACTCAACCTACAGTAAGTGATCCTTCTGTTGCTGATCCACTTTTACCTGTTGATGAAGATTCTGTAGGTGGAACTGGTAATCCAGATGGAAGTGATATAGGCACATCTACAGATGCAACTATTCCTGTAATGACACCAGAAGAAGAAGAAGCTAGAGATGCTACTGAAGCTGCTAAAAAATATGCTGAAAATTTAAAAGGGGATATACCTGCAGCATCTAAAGAAGCACAAAATAAACTTAGTGTTTTACAATTAGAATTAAATAATTTACTTACTGCTAATCAAGATAATCCAAAAGTTGTAGAAGCAGTAGAAGCTAAAAAAGAAGAAATACTACAAGCACAATCAGAAATTTCTAATCTTGGTGGTATTTTACAAACACAAATGGCACAAAGTCAATCGGACTTAATGAGAAATACTCTTATTGATCCAGCTTCTGTATTAAAAAAAGCAGAGGTAACAAACATAGACCCTAATACTACTGGTACTAACATAGACCCTAATACAGGGCAAGTACCTGACATAATTACCCAAGGTTCAAAAGATGCTGTAGTTTCACCTATGCAAGGGCCAGCAAATATTACTGCTGCAGGTATTGCTGCTAAAACTTCTGTAGATCAAGTAGGCCAAGCTTTAGACAAAGTCACCCCTCAACAAGGTACAATATCAGATAAGGCAACTATTACAGCAGCAACAATGGACCCTAGTACTACTGCTGTAGGTGATCTTAATGCTGCACAAGGTACAGCTAACCTTATGGAAAATCCTGTTCAAAGGGAAATTAAAGAAGGTGAACTTATATCTGGTGTTGCTGATGCGGCTAAAGCTGCAGTGTTTACAGAACAAATAGAAGCTGCTACTGCAAGCCCTTCTGACAAAGCTACAGTACAAGGACAGCTTACTGGGTTGATGAAAGACTTTGAGGGTGGAGCTACACCAGCATGGGCTGCAGGGGCTATGAGAGCAGCCACAGCACAGATGGCTGCACGTGGACTAGGGGCTAGTAGCATGGCAGGACAAGCCGTTATACAGGCCGCTATGGAAGCTGCACTGCCTATTGCTTCAGCAGATGCTCAGACTGTTGCAGGATTTGAAATGCAGAACCTTAGTAACCGTCAAGCTAGAGCAATGCTTGCAGCACAACAACGTGCTACATTTATGGGCATGGAGTTTGATCAAGCTTTTCAAGCAAGAGTTTCTAATGCTGCCAAGGTTAGTGATGTAGCAAACATGAACTTTACTGCAGAGCAACAGATTGCATTAGAAAATAGTCGTGCTATTAATAGTATGAACATGGCTAACTTAACTAATAATCAAGCTATGGTAATGGCAAAGGCATCAGCTATTAGCCAACTTGAAACTCAAAATCTAACAAATCAACAGCAAGCTGCAGTACAAAATGCTCAAAACTTTTTAAGCATGGATATGGCTAATCTAACTAATAGGCAGTCAGTAGAAATGTTTAAGGCACAATCAATGCAGCAAGCTATTTTAACTGACACAGCAGCAGAAAATGCAGCTAAACAATTTAATGCTACTAGTGAAAATCAAACTGCTCAGTTTTTAGCTAACTTAAATTCTCAGATTGCACAGTTTAATTCTTCCCAAGCTAATGCTATTTCTCAATTTAATGCAGGGCAAACTAATGCTAATAGAGAGTTTGTAGCTAAGTTACAAGAGCAACGTAATCAGTTTAATGCTACTAATTCTTTAGCTATTGCACAAGCCAATGCTGTATGGAGACAGAATACTTCTACTTTAAATGCTGCTGCAGATAATGAAGCTAACATGGAGTTTGCTAAAACAACTAATGGGCTTACAGCAAAAAGTATTGATGAAGTTTGGCAAAGAGAACGAGACATTATGGATATGTTTTTTAACTCAGAAGAAAGTGCTAAAGATAGGATACTTAGTCTTACGGTTGCAGACAAAGAAGCTGATGCAGCTAGAATGCAGTTAGAGTATGCAGAAGAAAGAGATAAAACAACTACACTTATGAAATTATTTTGGCCTTTTTAATTAGGAAAATACAATGGTAGAACGAAGCCGATCAGGATTTAAGTATCGTGGTAATACACAGCAATATAAAAAAGGTAGTATTCTTAGAGCAGCTAACAAAGCTAAAAGTTTTGTGGATACTTTACCTAATACTATGGACACATTTAACAATGCTATAGATACAGATATGAGAAGTAGTATTTTTGATATTATGGAAAAACTACAAAAAGAAGAACGAGTTACTCCTGTAACTAGGTCTGATGGGTTTGGTGCTACTGACATAGCAGGTGGTGATTGGGTTAATGTATCTACTAAAGCACTGATGAAGTTTGAAGGTTTTAAAAGTAAACCTTACGATGACCGTAAAAAAGGTGCAGACAAACCTGTATGGAGAGTAGGTTATGGTAGTGATAAGTATATGGAAAGAGGTAAAATTTTTCCTGTAGATCAAGACACTATAGTAAATAAAGCTCAAGCTAAACAAGACCTTGACCGTAGAATTAAAACAGATTTTTTACCTATCATTAAAAATAATATAGGTGATTCTTGGGATGGACTAAGCAATAATGCTAAAGGTGCTATTATGTCTATCACTTATAACTATGGTAGAGTGCCTAATAGAATTAGGGACGCAATAAATACTGGTGATGTAGATAAAATATCTACAGCTATTAGGTCTTTAGCAACAGACGATGAAGGAATTAACAGAAATAGGAGATTAGCTGAAGCAGAATTAGTAATGCTTCCTGACTTTAACTCTGATTCATTGATGAAAAGAAGGAATAAATAAGTGGCACTAAATAAAGAAATGGACATGCCTCAAAATACTGTACCTATTCCCGGACAATCTCTATTAAGAGAACCGGGTAATGCACCCTATGAACGTCCATCTGAAATACAAGGTAAAGACGCAGTAGAAAAAGTATTAATGGGATACATGAACCATCTTAATGATGCTGAAGTTTTAGACGGTGCTATGGGATTGCTTGAGCAAGGCATGAGTGTTGAAACATTAATTCAAGGTATGTTAAGAGGGGGTGTTGCTGAAGGTATACATAGTGTAGATATTAGTCTTATTATTCAAAAAACACTTGAGAATTTTATTATTAATGTTGCTGATGCAGTAGGTATTGATTATACTAAAGGTGATGAAAAAGAAGAACTAGATACTTCAGATGCTGAATTAGCTAAAATGGCTAGAGAAGACAGACCTGATAGCCCTGATATGTTTGCACCGATAGATGCAATAGAAGAAATAGAAACAGAAGAACCTGTAGAAAAAGATGAGCCTGTACGTCAGGGTCTTATGGCGAGAGGATAGTTAGATGGCATTAGGTTTTTGGGCTGGCGTTAGGCAGTATGATGTTGAAAGAACTGCAGCAGAAAAAGAAAGAAAAGAATTTCTTGCTAATCAGTTACTTAAAACTAAAGAGATAGTTTTGCCAGAGCTTATTAAAAGAATGGATACCCGAAGAAAAAAAGGTAAAGCTAAACAACAAAGAGTTGATGATGCAACAGGTATAGGATTTACACTACAAACAGCTACTGCTTTAGAAAGAAGTGGTCAATTGGAAGATGTTCTTGCAAGAGTGACAGACTTACGTAAGAATGAAAAACTTAATCCTGAATATATACCTATGTTAAATGAGTATGTAAATAATAAACTTTCAAATGATGCTGATCGTTTAGCTGCAGTGCAAGAAGGCTTAGGTGGTAACTCTTATATAACAGAAGATGAACAACTGCAAGGATTATTAGCTTCTGTTTCTGCTACAGATGAAAGTTCATTTAGTGAAGCTATTAAAAAACTATCTCCTACACAAAATGAAACACTTACAGATGTTGATCCTTTTAACTTTGCTCCGGGAAAAGGTCAAACTATTTCAGAGTCAGATAAAAGAGCAATTAAAAATAGATTAACAAATAGTTTAGCAGATGCTCTTGATATACGTGTAATAGAAACTGGTACAGGTGAAGACATGTACAGATCGTTTGATGATGATAGTGCTAATGCATTAATATCTAAAGTCACAGATAGTATTTTAAACTTTGAAACAAGTCTTAACTTTACATTAAGTAGAGATACTCTAGTAGCAGAAGCAGTAGAAGTTATGGAAGCTTTAAGTCCAGCTTTAACCTCTAAAACAGGTAAACCTTTTGGTACTGCTACAAACCCTCAGTTTGGTACAGAATGGGCAGGGCAAAACTTTGCAGAGGCATATAAAAGGAATTTAACTTCTGATTATACCTCTCCTTTAAATCCTGTTGATATATGGGGTCCATATATTAATCCAACTACAGTTCCTATTATGCCACCCCCTCAAGAGGGTGGTGAAGAGGAACCTATTGATCCACTTAATCCTACATAATAAAGTTAGAGGAAACTAATTAATGGCACAGTACGTAGATGCTGCACAAGATAACTATTTTATGGATTTAGTTGAAGACGAAACTTTTCAATCTGATCTTAAAAGTTTTTTTACTGGTGGTAGGTATAACTATTCACCGGAAAAAATAAAGAAGTTAGGTGTTGAAGGATTAGCTGATAACTTTGTAGAGCATATGCGGTTTCAAAACACGAATGAAACCACAGCAGTAAAAGATTTGTTGTATGTAAAAAGGGATTATAGTACGCCTAAAAACCAACAAGACCCTGAGATTATTAAAAGAGATAATAAATTTAACGAAGGTAAACAAGCTTTTGGTAGATTAATGTCAGCTTATGATATTAGTGAAGGTGGTGGTACTGGGTGGTTTGAAGGTGCATGGGACTATGGAAGGGCTTTTGCAAGCTCTCCTTCTACTTTAGCTACAGTAGGTACAATGGGCTTTGGTCTTGGCACTAAGATAGCTGCTCAACTTTCTAAAAAAGCTACACAACTAGCTATACGTGCTGAAATATCTCGTCAACTACGTAAAGGTGTGTCAGGTACTGCAATAAAAGAAACACTTAAAAAGAACTTAGGTACTGAAGCTCTTAAAGATGGAGTTAAAGCATTTGCTTTTGAAGGTACTATGGGTGCTGGTGCTTCTTATGCAGAGAATGAAACAAGAGAAGAAGTAGTAGAAGGTTATGAGTATGGTGCAGGGGATATTATTATAGATGCCACTATAGATGGTACATTAGGGGCATCAATAGGTTCTTTCTTTGGATTCCTTGATAATAAATCTAACAATAGGGCCATTGACCTTATGTACGATAGTGTAAAAGATGGAGAGAACACAAGAAAGATAGCATTAGAAGCAGCAAATAAAACTATTTCAAAAGCTAAACCTGATTTGTTGTCCGAGTCTATTGATGATATAGTTCAAGTAGCATCACTATTTAAAGCTAAAGAAGAAGGGGTTAAGTTAAATAAACTAGATGAAGATTTAGTTGCATTAGGTGATGGGCTGAGAAGCCTTGTCCTTTCATCTGAAATTAATCAAGAACTAACAACATCATTAAGTTTAGATACTATTAAAGGTGTAGTAGGTGCATCTCTTGATATTAAAAAATCATTGAAGATGAAACCCGGAGAAAGAATTTCTACTGTATTAGCTAGAGCTATTGCTGATGGTAAGATAGACACCCCAGCCCTTGAAACAATTAAAAATAAATATAATATTAGTAACGAACAATTCTCTTATATCTTTTTGTCTGACTTGTCACGTGCTGGTAAAGTTTTGCAGTCAGGGTCAGCAATAAAACAAGCATTACTAAACATGGATGTGTTATCTAAAGCTAATGTATCTAGTATTACTGATATTGAAGCAGAAGAAATATTTAAAACTGCTGGTGGAAAAGTAGCAGGTACTCCTAAGAAACCTAATATAGGAACTAAAATTGTTGAAGGGGCTGTCGAGGGTGCTAGACAAGCAGACTCTTTACGTATTGCCTTTATGACCTCACAACTAGGTACTACTGCTGCTAATGTAGGCACAGGTGTTTTTAATTTAACAGTAGATATCTCTGATCAATTCTGGAAAAATGTACTTAGAAGTACTGTCGGAGAAACTATGCCAGATGGCTCTATAAGGAGAGGTTGGGTTAAAGGCACAACATCTATTCTAGGTGGTATGTCTTTTAGTAAGGCAGAGTCTATAGCTTTAAAAGGTTTGTTACAAGAGGAAGCACCACTAGCATTTCGTGATTTGTTTTATGAAACAACTAGGTCAATGGACTTTGCTAATGCATCAAGTACCTTACCTAAAATAGGTAAGTTTTTTAACACGTTAAATATTGCAACTGACTCTGTATTTAAAGAGGCAGCACTGTATGGTTCTTTAGATCGTAAGCTAAGGGAACAAGGTAGTAGTCTAGGAGAATTTTTAGCTGCACGAAAAGATAATGGTGCACCTATGAAACTAGAAGATTTACCTGAAGATACATTAGCCTTTGCAATAAATGAAGCTAAACGATTTACTTTCCAAAAAGATTTTAAGAAAGACACTTCTTTGTTTGGTGCTGGTGCAAGGAACTTGCAAAAACTACACCATAAATACCCCTTCCTTATTTCTGTTGGACTAGACACACCGTTTCCACGGTACATAGCAAACCATTTAGAGTATGCTAATGACTATAGCTTTATAGGTACTGCAACAGGCGGTATGAAAAAGCTTGATGAAATGATAGGTGGTTTTAATAATCCTGACTATGAGGGTATAGGTGGAGACAAGTCAAAGCTCTTTGGTGGTGATCCCTTTAAAACAAACTTAGATCGTGGTGCAAGGCAACTTACAGGTGCTATGATGGTCATGGGTGCTACTGCTTATGCAGCAGAAAAAGAAGGTATGATTGACTTTGATAGACTAGTTTCAGATGATGGTGGTGAGACTGATCTTAGTCGTATGGCTGGGCCTTTTGCTATTAATCTTTTAACAGGTGATCTAATATATAGATACATGGCTGGACTACCTTTAAACTCTAAAGCTTCTCTTGATACAGTTAGAGAAATCTTAGGTGGTGTACCTGATTTAAGTAAAGGTGCTTTTACTTTTGAATTTGAATTAGTAAAAAATATTAGTGACTCCTATAAACAAGGAGAAATGTCTGAAGGTTTAGAAAAACAATTAGGTAATATAGTTGCTACCTTTAGCTACCCACAAACATTTGCAAAAGATATTTATGGTCAGTTTGAATTTAAAGCAGCAGGTAGTCCTTACACAAGAAACTTAATGTTAAAAGGTGAAGAAGGTGGTGTGTCAAACTATGGAGAAAGAAACTACTTAGAAGATATAATAGGAAGTAACGTATTTAAAAACCAAGCCTCAAGATTTTTAATAGACTTACCTATCTTTAGTTACACACCTTCTTATTCAAGGGGAGAGAAAAAAGGATTTGATTTTAAAAGGTGGACACCCTTTAATGAAAATCCTGTAGGTTCTTGGAATCCAATAACTAAATCTTTTGGTGCAGTACAAGAACCACCAAGCTCTACTATACAAAAAGAAATGACATTGTTAGGTCTTAAAGGTTGGAAGACTTATAGAAGAAATAAAAAAGATGTAAACCCAATGGTTGCCTATCTTGCAGAGTATACAATGTCTCAAACCATGTCACCTAAATGGGATGTATGGAAAAGAAGTTTTGATTTAAGTACAACAATGCCTATTTACCCACCGGGTACTACGTATGATAGCCTTGGTGATAATTACGAAAATAAAAGATTACTCTTAGAAGGTTTTATTGAAAGTCAAATTGCAATCAATGTTGATGCTGCAAGATCAAGACTTGATAAAGTTTCATCCGACCCAAAGACACGTAATAAATATGCTGGGTATATTAGAAATGTATATGCTTTAAAGAAACATGAATTTCAGGCAGATGGTAAAGACTTAGATCAAGTGCTTAGAGCTTTCCCTGAAAAGTTTAAAGGTTTTGATAATGCTAAAGACTATATAGAAAATTCTGGTAGTGTTGCAGAAGAACTCAATAGGCGTCAACAAATTCTAGACTATGTAACTAAGTATGTTCTTGATAGTGATCTTGGCCTCAAGAAAGAAGCCAAGAAATTTTAATAGTCTTCTAACATAAAGTCTGCCCACTCATATGCTGTACGTCTTACCTCAGACATATTTAAAGCCCCTCTACTATTAGCTAATATACCAGCAAGTGCTTGACCTGCTAGATATCTGCGTGTAGTAAGGGGCTTTAATGTTTTAGAGTTAGTCTTTTTTGCCTTGTACTTTTTTGCCTCGTTCTCTAGTTCTTTGCTCATAATCTTTTACTTTTTTTAGATTAGAGAAGTATGCAGTATTAAACCCATACTCCCAACTCCTATTGTTGTTACTGTTTACTGCGTAAGGATTACCCAGTTTACCAACTCTAAAGGATTTTTGTCCTTCATCATAGGGATTCATTGTCACTCTCCTCTGGCGGTTCACTCTCATACTCTTGAATTAACCTGTCTAAATACCAACGTGCTTTCTTTAAGTCTTGTAGCCCATTCTTGTAAGGCCATCTCCAAAGATATTTAAAAGCATTCTGCCAACAGTATGCCTCATGTGCTGATACATTTAACACACCATCTGCCATAGCTCTCATAGCATCAATACACTCAAGACCTGATTGGTTGTAGTGTTCAGGTCGGTCAACAGGGTCAAAGGGGTCTGTTATTTTAGGTAATGTCCACTTAGTCATAGTGTGATTAACTCCGCATCAGTGTAAGGAATATGAAAAAACAGTTCACCTTTTCTAATTCGTGTGCTACCTTTTACTTCAGCAAGACTTTCTTTTGTTAGACAGGTATCTTTAATACGCCATGCTTTTTTCATATCGCCACGAAAAACATAAAAATTTAATACACCATTATCCCCCTCGTACTTGTCAAGCAATCTTTGTTTTCGTTCTGGTATTCTTATTTCTTTCCAATGTGTAGGCCAATCCCCTTTCCATTGAGACTTAACTTCAGCTTCATTAAAATATGTATACCCATCTTTTTCCGATACTACATCAGCATAGTAATCTTCTTCTTTATTAATAATAGTATGTCCTTGACTTTCAAGGAAGGTCACTAAAGTTTCTTTAGCAATACCATCAAACATATTATACATTCTTTTATTGAAGGGTTTTCTTACTGCCATGTTATTAGTCCTCTTGTGAGAGTTTAGTTTTAATTTCATCTACCTTCATTTGCTGCACACTAGAAACACAATTACGTATGTGGTCTATCAACCTTAAAGAGTTGTCTCCAAGTTGGAGAATATTTACAATCTCTAGTGTATCTGTATCTGCATCGTCTATTTCATATTCTGTATTGTCTATTGTTACTTTCATAGTCAACTCCTTATTAGGTTACAGGGTAAAGATATCATTTACATTTGTATGTGTCAATACTTATGTTCCTTTATCTACATTAAAGGGAAATGGAAAACATTGACTAACTGCTCTTGCACTTTCATTTGGTCTTGAACTATAAAGTCTTAACATATCTACCTCTCTCCATTGTTGGCAAGATTCTTCACTTGTAAATGCCATGTTTGGTGAAAATACTATAAAAGTTTTTTCGTTTGTTGTTGGCTCTAACATCATCATTACTACTGTATAAACCCATATCATTTTGTGATATCCTTTCTAGGTTATATCTACCATCTCACATACATCACCAGTACAAGCCATAGTCTGCATACCACTAGTGTTATCTGTCTGCTCGTAAGTAGATAGTTTAGTCCAATCAATTTTAATAGGTGATTTATCTACCATATCATAGAAATTTTCTTTTGTACATTCTTGATATGGTGCTTGCTGATAAGTGTGTTCATTAAAAGGTAGGAAAGATACACCAGACATTTCATCAAAGTGTTTAAATACAAAGGCACCTACCTCTAACCATTCATCTGCCTTTACATTAATAGTTACACTAGGTTTATGCTCACACCAATGACGTTGATACAACAGCCACATCTCTAGTTGTTGTATTGCTGTCATATCAGCCGTGTGTACTGCACCAAGAGGTGACTGCATAGGAAAACTAAACACCGTAGTGGCATCAGGCTTCATAACGTCAGGCTCACTGGGAATACCTTGATCAATCATAAACTGTGTTAGTGGGTCTTTATTATCTCCACGCACAGTACGGATATAATAGGGACTGTGACGAGCATGAATCCCAGAAGATGAGTCAACCAGTTGGGAAACTGTTCCACTTGGCTTGTTGCAAGTAATAGCAGTGCTATGAGGGATACCAAGACGGTCAGCCCACTCAGCATTAGTAGAAATAGCCACATTTTTTAGATGCTCCAATGTTTCAGATAGCCCTTTATTTTCTAGGGTCATTAGTTTATTGTCCATTACCCCTGTGAGTGACACACCAAGCAGACGTTCTGCTTCTGTATTGGTGTTCCACACTTTTCGCAAGTATGGGAAATGTGTGTATGTGGATTGTATTGTTCCAAGTACAGTTGCAAGACGGACTTTTCTTGCAAGGTCTTCCAGACTATCATTAGCACGGATGACAACCTCTGTAAGATTGCAAAACTGATTCGGCCTAAGAATGATTTCTGAACATGGGTTGGTTCCGAACTCGTAGC